CAGGCATGATCGTTATTTACCAGGGATGTTCCACCAGGTTGGGTCGGCTTTAAAGAACGGCTGCATGAACATTGGCCTGTTCGCATTGGTCAATGCGGACTTGGGCACATAATTAGTCCAATTCACCTTGTCAGGGGTGAGTTGATTTACCCCCTTTGAGCCAATTTCAAAAAACCCGTTTTCGCCGGCCTTGTAGAGCTTCGTTCCATCCGAAGCCGACAGGAACCCGGCGCCTTCATTGAAGGCCTTGTTGCCCAATTCATCGGCGGTCGTTGCTCCCACCCCGGCGCCGGCGGCCAGGCCACTAAGGGTGCCAATCGTGGACAGGGCCGAGCCGATGTTCTTCATGTTGTCGCCGGCGCGGCTGGCGAAATCCAGCTCGGCGCCCGAAGCTGCGGCCGATCCGGCCATGTTGCCGGCGATGATGCCCTGGCCCAGGCGCATCCGGGCGTTCTTGATCGCGTTGAGCTGGGCGGCGTCGCCAAAACCGGCGAGCTTGGCCTTGGCGGCGGCCTCCATGCTGGAGGCAGCCTTGCCGGAAGCCGACCGGACGCGCGACTCGTCCGCAACGATCTGGGATTTGTTGCCGTAGGACGAGCCGATGTCGGCAGCCGAGCCAGTGGCCTGGGCCGCGGTGGCCGCAGCCTGGCGATCCGCGATGGCTTTGTCCTCGGCCTTGATCGTGTTGGCCTGGGTTTCCGACCCCAGGGACTCGTTGAACAGGGCGTCGGCTTCATCCCGCATCTTTTTCTGCCTGAGGCTCTCGGCCGCCTGGACATTGTTCATGGCCTTGCGGGTTTGGGAGGCAGCCTTAGCCTGAGCGGCCGTTCCAAGGGCGGTGGCTACCAGGGAAGCTGTGGCGAAGTCGCACATGTTAGCTTCCTACAGTCCTTTCCTTGGAAGGGCTGATAGATCTCATGGGAAGCCCGTAGGCCTGGAGGCCTGGGGCCCGGCGATCGTAGGCGCCGGCCTGGCTGGCCTGGCCAAGGAGCCCGGTGGTGTTCTGGAACATCATCCCGATCGGGGAGATGGACGGCTGGCTGGCTGCGATCGCGGCGCGCGAAAGGGCGCCCTGGGCGGCAGCCTGGGCGTCGCCTGTGGCGTTCAGCTGGCCTACCAGGTCGGACCGGTTCTGTTCGACCTGGGTGCGCGCCTGGTTGGCGAAGTCCAGGGCCTTGCCGGCGACATCGGCCTTGTTCACATCCATCTGGCGCTGCAGCTCGCCTTCGTTCGCGGTTCGGACGCTGGAGTCGGTCAGCCCGGATCGAGCCAGGTTGAATTGCATCTGCTCCTTGGTCTTGTCGAACTGATCGTTCAGCTGGGGCATCGTGGACGCGGTGAAGGCGTCCTTCCGGCGATCGTAGAAGTCGGAGTTGAATTGCTTGAAGGTGTTGTCAATCGAAGCCATGCCTTGCTTGATGCGGGCCTGGCGCGCGGCTTCATCCGCGCGCGCCATCGCGCCGTAATCGGGGCCGGAGTTGGAGAAGCACATGATGGTCAGTTTGTTTTCGCCGGTTGTCTGGTCCAGCTGTAAGTGAAAAATGTCTCCCCGTTTTTTCCGTAGCACGGGTGCTCCGACTCTTTGGAGGCGCCGAGCACTTCAAGCCACCGGTGCGCTTCCTCGTGGGTGGAAAGTGACTTGCACTCTCCGCGCACGAACGTGTCCGACATTACGGCGGGGATGAGGATCCGCTTCACGGCCTTGGTCGTGTCGAACGCAACCTCCTTCCATCTGTCGGTGGCGAACATGAACACCGAGAAAACGCCGGGCCACATCTCGTGCGCGCCTACGACGCAGACCGGTTCGCCGTCGTCGGCCAGGGCCACGAAGCCGGGCGGGTTTGCCTTGTCGATCAGCTCGGCGATCACATGGGGGTCGTGACTCCACCGGGTCGCGAAGATCTCCTGGCGGTCCATTTCCCGCATCCTGGACGCCACATGGAGGACGGGCTTCAGTGAGATCTCAGCCAGCTTCATGTTTGGAGTGGAGATCGTCATAGTGGACCAGGACATTGGCCAGGCGGGAGTAGCCCGGGTGTTCGCTGGTCAGCCTGACGCCGATGTGGGTGCCGATGCCGGTCGCCGGGATCTTGCCCAGGGCGAAGGACGGCTGGGTGAAGGTGGCGATTTCGTCCCGCGCGTTGGCGTTGGTGTAGTCGAAGCCCATGAACACCTTCCAGGTGCCCTGGCAAGTGATGTCCACGCCATTGACGGACTTGAATGTCCCGGGCTTGTTGGCGTCCAGGTAGGGGAGCTCGACCACGACCGGGCAGCTGTCGTATTCGGAACCGCTGTTGCCCCCGTACAGGTAGATCTTGTTGCCGGCCCGGAGGTAGACCTTGTCCCTGAAGGCGACCATCTCATCGACCTGGAAGCCGAGCACATACTCGCTCCAGGCCAGGATGTTGGACCCCTTGAAATACGACAGGACGAACAGGCGCGATCCGATGCTGATCCAGTACCGGCCGTCGATCGGCTCGATCAGGGCCTTGGCTTCCGCGCGCTGCGCGGGCGTCAGGCCGGCCAGGATGGAGATCACGATCTCGTCGATCGGGGAGCCGATGTCGTTGGCGTAGGCCGCGTCCGTGCTCTCGCGCGACTGCAGCGACCGGACGCCGTTGTAGGACAGGTAAAAAAGATCGGTCGCGCCGACCGAGACCACGCTGTTGGGTGCCAGGCAGCCGGTGTTGTCCAGGATCTGCTGCTGCTTGTTCTGGTTCGGATCAGGGTCGAAGAACCAGAGCTGACAGTTTCGCTCGGTGAATACCGCGATGCTGTTCTGGTAGACGCCGGCCCCGGTCAGGTCGTCCCGGCCGCCAAAGTTGTTCGACATGTCGATGAACCCGGAGCCGCTGTCGTAGGTGTCCCACTTGACCGGGTTGTTAAGGGACGAAAAATACAGGGTAGATCCGATGCCGATGTATTCCTTGCCCTTGTAGGTGAAGTTGAAAACGCCCTTCTTCCCGGCCATGCGGGTCGCGCCGAACTTGTAGGGGGTCTGGGGGCGGGCCGGATCGGTGATCATGACCCAGCACTTGTCCCCGACATTCGGGGTGCCGGTGAAGTTGATGCGGACAATCTTAGGAACGCCGGGGATTTCGTCCTGGCCTCCGCTGAAGCCCTTGCTAGAAGACAAAATGACATTTCCGTCCGTTCTCACATAAAACGGGCGCCTGTTCACGGAGCTTCCGGTGCCGGCAGGAGCCGTGATCAGCACGCGCGTGTCCTCGCGGGTGGCCGTGTGGCCGTGGACATTCGTCTTGGAGTTGATACTGTCGACGATGTTGATGGCCAGCTGCTCCGTGGAGTCCCCCATGTACTGGGCAGGATCCGGGTTCGTGTTCATCGTGGCCGGATCAATGTCGGAAAGCAGCTCAACGCCGTTGGAAAGGATCGAGCTGACGGCGTTGCGTTGCCCGTTGATCCAAGTGCCGCCGACCATCTTGGCGATGAACTTGGCCGGGTCGTAGGGGCTGACCTGGACTGTCGATACGAAGATCAGGTCGACCACGCGGTTGACCCCGGAAGGGTCGGCCACGAACTCGATCCAGGTCGTCTTGCCGACCATGGAAGGGCCGGCACGATTGGTGCTGTGCAGGAAGAAGGACGCGGGGTCCTGGTTGGACCAGCCGCCGCCGTAATTCGCGTAGGTCGCGCTGATGCCTGAATTGATCGTGTTGGTATTGACGATGTAATGGATCGCGTAGCAAAGGGCCATGTTCTGGTCCCACGCGCCCGGGCTGGTGTAACCCGTGTAGGGCCAGGAGATCGTGTCTCCGGCAGCGAGCCCAAGGATCTCCTGTCCATTGGACGGATCGGTGTCGTCGGCCGTGATGTAAATCCCCGAGATGCCCGGAAGCGCGGACGCGGTGATGTAACGCTGCGTGTTCCCGCAGGAAGCCGCGCTGGTGGTGCCGGCGGCCACCACGAACGAGGCCACGGCCGACCTGGCGGCGATGGGAGCGGTCGCCTCCTGGACGATCTCGATGGAATGTGCAGCCGGCTCGTCGATGTAGGCCTTGACTGTGTAATCCACCTTCCTGGCCGGGCCGGTGATGGTCATGCTGGTTCCGCTGGGGGTCTCAACAGTCGAGACGCCGTATTCCCGGATCTGCTCGTCGATCGAGCTGTCGCCGACAAAGTTTTCCTGGGCGATCGCGAACGCATCCTTCATCAAGCCGGCGATGCTGTCGATGAACCGGTACAGGCCGCCGTAGTATTCGCGGTAGACGCCATCGGTGAAGGCGCCGACCAGCTTGCCGTCATAGAACGGCAGGACATCCCCGTTGGCGAATTTGGCCAGGACGAACGACTTGCCGCCGTAGACAGTCGAGAAGACGATCCCGGTCATCTGCACCTTGTCCGGGTGATCCAATTCAACGACAGTTACATTGGTGTAAATTGACGTTATTCTTTGGCGAATAGTTTTCCTGTTCCAAATCAAAGGAATACTGAGTTGTCGCACGCCATCATCAGATGGCTGCGTCGGAAGTGTCTCAGAAACAACGATCGCAATATTAGATATACCCTGCTCAGAAGTCCACGCACCACGAATAAATGGAGACGGGTATGTAATGTTGG